TATCAATCCTGCCAAACCTTGAAGTGTAGCTGTTGCTGGTGTACTCATAAACAATCCAGTGACAGCGTTGACTTCCATACGACGCAAACTCTTGATTTTATATGTACCAAGAACTTTATGATTGACATTGCCAGGCGAGATAACATTCTTAGATGCTCTAGGATCAAACTGTAAGTCAGTATCCTCACCAGCACCAAAAGACATCTTTTGTCCAATGACAATATCTTTCTTATTGACTTGTGCTGTAGTAACTGAAGCTGCACCCATCTCAATATCACCTGTTGCCTGTAACTTAATTGTTTGACCGTTTAGTACAAGTTCTTCTGTTGCAGTGATCTCAATTTTAGTTGCTATAATATGTTTTGTTCCACCAATTATTTGCTCTACAACATCACCATAACAGAGAACATTCAGTGCTTGTTTTTCATTATCTGTGCCACCAGAATTATATTGAATATTTGTTCTACCATCGTGAAGTTGATTACATCCAGCAGTTCTGATGTCTAGAGTTCCACTACCAGCAACATCAGTTCTTTTTCCTGTAATTAACTTAATATTACCTTTGTGGTTCATTACTATCCCAGCACCACCTGAGTCAGGACCGTCTATCCTCAATGCAGAGGTTAGTCCATCAGGCATCATTCTTTCATATATTTCAGACTTAGTTAGAAAACCTTTGTACCATGTCTGGAACCTAGGAAATTCTTTTAACTCTTGACTTTCGTCAGGAGTAGTCTGTTTGAATATAGTATCAGGATACTTTTTAGCAGGTTTTACTGTTGACATTATGGACAATCAATATATTTACCAGTACCAATCTTGGTAGAACCAATTGTAGATAGTGCTTCTGTATCTAGACATGCTAGTGATGGCAATAGTTTAGCACCATAACCACCACCTCCTACGATATCAATTGCAGGGAATTTATCAAATGTAAGTTCTCTATTTAATATACGAGCACCAATTACAAATCCAGTATCAAGATCTACAACTGCTTCAGCAATTCCTAGTTCTCCATTAACGTACATATCAGGGACACTCTTATATCCAATGCCAGGTCTCAAGATAGTAAACGAGTCAATAATACATCTTACATCATTATCTGATGCACGATTCAATTTATATCCATAACCAGGTGATTGAACTCTAATTTCTGTTAGTAATCCATTGTCATCTAGGAGTCCTATTGCTGTAGCTCCCGATCCTCCACCACCGATAAAGACAATAGGTGGTTCTGCCCAACCATCGCCAGGATCATCAATAGGAATCTCAATAATACCACCATTATCATCAGTGATAGGTGGTTTTGTAGTAGGTGGTCTGAACTCTTCAAATACTGTTTCTGGTGTGTCACCAAGTCCATCGTCAAGATCATCAATACTTTGATCATCTTTTGTTGTAATTAATACATCTGCAGATGCTCCTTTACCAGTAATGGTAAATGTAAGTGTCTCTACATCTTCAACTTTATTGTCTTCTGCAATACCAATAGTCACTTTTGATGTATTATCATTAATGATAAAACTTCCAGACAATTGATTTCCTATGATGTCTGCAGCAGTAATACCACCACCAGTTAAATTGTAATATGCAATAGATCCATTACTTAAGTTTGTTGTGGTGATTGTATAGATGATAAACTCACCCTCAGGACAAGTTGTTCTATTTGCAGATACAGCATATGTTGGAGTTAAATCTTCTTCTCCATCATCTCCATCATCTGGTACATTTGGATCTGTTGGAAGATCATCTGTAGGAGGATCAGGAATTGGGTCAAATGGATCTACTGGTTCTGGAAGATATGGATCATAGTCATCTTTGAGATCTTTCTCAATGATAGTGCATGTACCAATGTTTTTAATATATTGAGTCTTTACCTCACTATTGTCAACTGGAGAGTTAGTTGTAAGTCTGACAAAGAAAGTCTCTTGAGGTTCTTTTACAGTGTCAACCAAAGTTTGAATACTAATATTTTTTTCTGTCTCACCAGGAGCAAATCCAACAATACTATCCAAAACTAGATAATCAGTTCCAGCGGTTGCAGTTCCTTGATTTTTTATTGTCTTAGCTTGAACAGAAGATGCAATATCAATAGATCCAGTTCTAGTTACAGTAAACTCAGCAACATCACCCTCTGTTACTAATACATCATTAATAGTATATACAATTTTTGGTTTCTTAGTTGTTTCTTCTGGTGGTAATGGTACTCCACCAGCAAATCCGATTGTTGTAAGTGCTAATGGTCTACCAGTATATGCTTCATCACAAACATACTGTGTATAATCAGCAGGAGTATCACCAAATAGATTATCAATACTCTCTAATAGTCCATCTAAGAAATCTTTATCATCCTCTTTCTTCTTCTTTTCACCACTCGTACATATTTCCTTGTACTTGTTACATGTTTGATCAGGTCCTGAGCAAGTGATACCTAACAATTTAAGGATATAATTAATTGCTTGTCCAATCATATTAAGTGGTTCAGCAATAGCACCGAGAATATCTTGTAGAGGTCCCAAAATACTATCAAACAGGTCATTCATTAACTGTTGAATTTTTGAGATAATTCCGTTTACTAATTCATCAATATGACAAATTGCATTGCGATAGATGTTATTGATAAAACTCATCAAAAGATTTGTCAACCATTCAATTAGTCTGTCACCTAGATCTGCCATTTTACATCCAAGATCTTTTAGGATGTTATTAAACCATTCTGTGATAGGTGTCAGTCTATTACCAGTCTCATCAGGTGCTAATACAGCTTTTACTAATACATTAACTGCATCTTGAATTTTAGATGTAATCCAACCTTTGACTCTTGCAAGAAACTCTGTTACGACAGAAATTGCTTTGTTTACATATCCTCTTGCTTCACCAATAGCACTATTAACACCACCTGTTATCTTGCTGGTGTAGAATGTACCAATGTTTCCGTTACTGCGTTGAATATTGTATAGGAGTTGACCAATGATAGTGTTTAGTTGTGTCTTTAGGTCAATGTCCTTACATTTTTCTGCTGTAACTTGACACCAGTCCTCGTCTTCTATTACTGCTAGTTTTTTTGTTCCTGCATCTACTCGCTGTTCACCATCACCTCTAGTTGTACCATCAGACAATCCACCACCAGTCTTAGCGGTGCCATCTTTTCCCTCCAGACCATCTGTAGCAGGGTTTGGAGATAGATTTCCAGTTCTTACACCTGTTACAAATGCTTCACTGTCACTAGGATCAATATCATTGATAGTAGATGTTGAACCTGGCACCTGACCAATAGAACCCATGATAATGGGTCTTTGTCTATCATTGTCTAAGTAGAATCCTGTTACCCAGCATCCTTTTACTAATTGTGGATGACCACCGCCAATATTACCTGGCATAAATGGCACAGTCACAGGCATCATCACGGTAGCCCAAGGCAAGTCCTTCGTATCAAGAATCTTCCTAGACTTAGGATGATCCCCTACGATTCTTACCTTATAACGGTATCCGCCTTTGTTGTTTTCTTCATCGCTGGCGGTGCCTTCTACCTGACCTACCCACCAAGAGAATCCGTCATTACCGATTCTCTGAGTCGGCATCAATCGTGATAATGCCTCATCCATATTAGTCGTCGTAAATTAGACACTCAGGTTCATCAGGATGTTGATCACAGAAAAGTTCAATGCAGTTAGGATCATGATGATCTCCTGCTTCAATCTCTTTTTTGTGATGCTCTACATACTCTTCCAAATCATGCAGCTCAACTTCAATGTGACGACGCATTTGTGGATTAGTTGTAGGATCCTGAAGAATTTCTTTATCCTTCTGGATATGTTGTTCAATGCTTTCCATAAGTAGTACCTCCTCTGATTTATTTATTACCGTGATTTGAAGGGACATCTTTCATTCCGTAAGAGTCCCTAAACAATCTTAGCGTGGTTTTTATAGTTCCGCTATCAGTAGAAAGAAAATTGTAAGATTGTGTTGTTTCCTTGACAAGATAGACTCCACTGCTTTCTTCATCATATGGTTTTTTCTTTCTCAACTCATCTGCCAACTTACTTACAATTCTAATATCAATCTTGTCACCAGCACAAATAAGTGGATTGCCAGGAATTTGAACAATACCCTCTTGATTTTTCATTAGTTCGGTTCTTGCTGATCCTTGTGCTGCATAATACTTCTGCCAGTCAGCAAATTTAGTTGGGTCTTTTGCATTGCTATCTTCTGGATTAGCAATGCCTGGCTCATTGAACCATGATTCGTGATCTAATACCATAGACATGATTCTAGTAGGATAATCAGATAATTCAATTTGATTAGCAGGAATCAATGCAATACTATCTTGTCCACCCAAATGTGCCATGTTATCATAACTATCTTTGATTTTGTAAACATACTCTTCATATTGACCAGTAGAATGATTGAAGAATACCATTAATGAAGAGTATTTACCTTTACGTAAAGATTGCATCAGATTGATTTCTGCTGTAAACACTGCATCTTCAATCAAAAATCTTTGATCTCCAGACACTTCAGTATTTGCTATTCTTTCCTCGTAAGGACCCCATGCCTCAGTTTGCAAATCAGGTGCAGAGAATTTGCCATCTACCTCATCACACAGTGCGTCAATAGAAAAGAAGTTATATCCTCTACGAGTCTCCCAAAACAAAAATCCAGCACTACCTTTTACCTGTTGTGCAGTCTCTGTAGTATTTGTACTGTTAGTTCCTTTGTAATCAGTTTTTGAAGAAACGGATTTCTTAAGAAGACTTGCAATAATATCAAATGGTCTGGATCTAGAAGGATTCATTCTAATCTCAAATCTAGATGGTTCTGAGAAAAAATCTTTTGTGGAAGCTAGATATCGTTTACCTAGTAACTTAGCAACGATTGCTTCAGGATTTCCAGTAAGAGGATCTTGCACTCTAGTTCCTTCGTTAATCAATGCTTCTGGAGAAACTAAAACTAAAGTATATACTTGTGCTTTATTTTTTACAATTCTACCTCCAATAGAAGCAATAACAAACTCATATTTGATGGGTTTATCATCAAAAGTGGTTTTTACTTCTATTGAAATATTTTCTCCACCTTGGATTGGATAAGTTCCTATGAAATCTTTAGAGTCACTAATCAACAAAGATCCTGCCATGAATGGAGATTCAAGACTTTCATGCACCTCAAAACCACCAACCATATCTTGTCCTAATGCTTTTGGATTAGCACCAGCTCTAGATATAACACACCTAATAAGTGAAGCTTGGGAAGCGTTCTGTTCTGCCATTATTTGAGAGCGTCCATACTATAAGGAACAATAAATCCTTGAGCGAATGATGGGAATCCAGTACTAAACGAATCATCATTACCAGAACCAGATCCTCCTGCTACTGTATTGTAATTATTAACAATAGTAGTTGGCATCGTGAATGCAGATCCCATACTAAACATTCCAGATTGTCCATTTAGTATGCTAGCTGCATCATTAGGATTACTAGCAGTAGAAAAGAGATTTAACAAGTTTGTGTTACTGGATTGACCACCCTTTAAATTTGATGAACTTGTATTTGATTTCATGATGAATTTTTCATATGCAGTTGGAGGTGACCATCCTGCAGGCATCTGAGCATTCTTTCCAGCACCTTGCCAACCATAATGATAGTAGTTTCCAGAAGGATCTACCATAGGATCTTCGCTAGCAACTCTATTTCCCAAGGCAGATTGTCCCTTAAATGATCCTCTACCCTTTAGTAATTCTAAGGCAGCAACAATTTTTTCTTGTCCCTCTCCTGACTGAAAATGAGCAGCAACATCAGGCATATGTCTTAAAGTACCAATCTCGTATGCATGATATTGTCCTGGCGCTTTAATAACATCTTCAATACTACCGTAACCACCACCAGCATAACGATTCAAGATAGAAGCAGCAACAGCGTACATATCATCACCACCACCAGCTTCTCCACTGATACCATATGCTAACCACTTAAAGTCTTCCTCTGATAATCCCTGTAGTCTTCCACCACCAGCTCCAACATCAAGATTACCTCCTGCTCCTGGCACTCCTCCCATTATGGAATTACCATTATTGTCACCACCACCATCAGTATCTCGTTTCTTGACAAACCTCTTTAAAATTGGAATATTACTGAAGATATTATACAAGATATCACCAATAGCACCAGCAATTTTATCAAAAATCTCTCCAAATGTTTCAAGGAATTTTGACCATCCGCCCATATCATCAAAATACTTTTTATTTCCCATTGCATACAATGCAGAAACATCACCCTTATTGTCTAACTGAGATTTTAGTATACCATCACCAAACATCTGGAATGTTTTCTTACCTCTAGCTCCTTCTAGTGGGAAAAATCCTTCCGCACCTGCTTCACCAGCAA